AAGAAGAAATGAGAAAAGGCTATGGAAGATCACAAGTTTGAATACACCATGTGCTTCATTGGGTGGGCAGGAATAGTTCTAACACTATTATACCTATTGATATGGAGCTCGTAAGTGTAGAAATGGAGGATGAGCTCGGGCCAGACTACTTCATTCGTATTGTCATGGAGGCAGAGGTTGTTGCTGTCGACCATGGTATCGGGGACTATGAGTTTTGGGGCACCAAAGGATATCACACAGATATTCGCTCCGAACTCAACGGTTCTCCGTACGTAGAAGAGCTCGAAATCATGAACGAAGACGGCGAGATTGTGGAGATAGGGCCAGAAGAACGCCGTATGGTTGACGGGTGGATTGCATTGAACGCTAGTGAGATCGAGGATAAACTCCTTGAGAAAGCTAGCGAAGACTGCTAGGCTAAGTGGTGGAATTGGTAGACACGACAGACTTAAACTCTGTTGAGCCGTAGGCTCGTACCGGTTCGAGTCCGGTCTTAGCTACTCGCGCTTGTAGCTCAGTGGTTAGAGCAGCGGACTCATAATCCGTCGGTCGCAGGTTCAAGTCCTGCCAGGCGCACACGCTCCCGTAGCACAACTGGATAGTGCAACAGCCTTCTAAGCTGTAGGTTGTGGGTTCGAGTCCCGCTCGAGGTACGCGTGTGAGGCGATAACCATACGCATTCGATTCATCAGGTTGACGGGGGGTAAGACAAAACGTTGTCTGCCCCCTTTTCGCGCCCTTAGCTCAGTGGTTAGAGCAGATGACTCATAATCATCCGGTCGCTGGTTCAAGTCCGGCAGGGCGCACAAAACACATCACATGAAGCACAAAAGCATATCCCCAATATTGTATGCAGGTCTTCACCCTAATACTCAGATGACAATAAGGAACAAGACCTGTTTTGCATCTGCACAATTGGATATCATCGCACGCACGATATGCGACGTGTGTGGAGTGAAGCACAGCGAGTTCATAGGTAGACCCAAGACCAATGAACTCTCTGATGCCCGCAAGATATTCTTTTACTTATGCAGAATTAGACTGTACTCTGTTACTTGCAGACGTCTCGGCGAGTACGCAGGAGGACGCGATCATTCTACCATCACCGTGGCTGTTCAGCGCTGCGAAGAACTGATGGCAATTGATCGTGATTTTAGGAGACTGTACGTTGACTGCTTGGTGGCATCCACACAGCAGCTTAAGATTAACGGGTACGACTACAAAGGGTCGTACAAAGAATTAACCCATTGACATGGATCAATCTACAAAAGAACAACTCTTGACCAGAGTTACGCTCCTTGAGAAGGAGCAAAGAAGTATGCGACGCCAGATGGTGAAGCTGATTGTTAAATTTAATGACCTCAACTATGAGCAAGACATGGACCACAGAGATCGACTCCGACATCGGAACGTTGAAACTCAAAGTGAGCTATCATCTTGACGGTGGTAGCTACGGCGACTACGACACACCACCTGAGCACCCCAGCGTGGAGATTCAAGACCTCAAGCTTGAGATAGTCACACCTGCACATGACATGATTGATGCCCTTGCGGAAGAGATCATGGAATACGAAGGAAATCATGACCCAGAAGACTATCGAGATTAAATCAAAAGAGCAAAGCAATGCCCTCAACGCTTGGCATAAGGCAGGATATTGCGGTAGCATTATTGCTGGTACTGGTTTTGGGAAAAGCCGGTGTGGTGTGCTGGCTGTTGCTCACGCTCTTGAGAACGGGGGGAGAGCTATTGTACTCGTACCTACGGTACAGCTTCAAGAACAATTCGCAGAAGAGTTCAAGAAGTGGGGACACACAGCCCTCCTGACCAGGGTAGAGATAGTATGTTATGCATCGGCACACAAGCTGAACGACAATCACTATGAGATTGTGGTGTGTGACGAGGTTCACCTCGGTCTGTCACCTGTTTACAGGAAGTTCTTTGAGAGGAACACATACGACAAGATCCTGTGCATGACCGCTACTCTACCCGAAGAAGATGAATACAAGCTGTTGTTGAGAGAGCTTGCCCCGACGGTATACACAATCACGATTGATCAGTGTGTGGCCAAAGGGCTTGTTGCCCCCTACGACATCTATTGTATTCCTGTACAACTCACGGACATCGAGCGGCAGGCCTACAAGAAAGCAAACAACCTATTTGTACAATGCAAGTACAGGCTGGGTGGGTTTGATGCTTTCAACGAGGCCAATCGCATACTGCGTGGGGGACCAGGTGATAAAGGAGCTGCGGCTCAGTTCTTTAATTCAATAAGACAGCGCAAAGCTGTCGTGCAACACGCTGAGAATAAGCTCAGCATGGCTAAGCATATTGCTGCACATCATACCGGTGAAAAGATTCTGACCTTCTCAGGTACGAATGAGTTCACAAACATGATGGCAGAAGAACTGGACGGGCTTGTGTATCACTCTGGTAAGACTAAGAAGAAACGCGAACAAACACTTGAGGACTTCAAGGCTACAGACGGTGCAGTGTTATGCAGTACCAAGGCTTTGAATCAAGGCTTCGACGTTCCTGATGTAGGTGTGGGTATCATTGCTGGCCTGGAGAGCAAGTCCCTACCTATGATTCAACGTGTTGGTCGTCTCATTCGATTCCAGAAAGGTAAGCGTGGTAGAGTGTACATACTCTACGTCGCTGCCTCACAGGAGGAGAAGTGGATGGACCAAGCAACCAAGACTTTACACAATGTTCAACGAGTGGAATCACTCACAAACCTATTTTACGGTTACTAATAAATTTATTCTAATGGTTAACTCAAAAGTTAAATACACACGTGACATGTGGAAGACCATGTCAAAGGCTTTCTTCACAGCACGTGACAAGGGCCTGGACGTAGACACATGCGCTGAAGTGGCAGCAGGCAAGCTCATCAAGAAGTTTGGTGACAGATTTGATTCTATCTCCCCTGCTGGTGTGAGAGCGAAATGCTACGAGCTCAAGCGCAAAGGCTATGACTACAAGACCGACGTCTTGACTAAGACGGACAAGACTCCTAAGAAGGAGACCACACCTGCCAAGACAGCCAAGACTGTTGAGGTCATGGACTACGATGCTGGCAACGTGAAGCAGGTGTCGTTCAAGGTTGGGGACGTAGAGATAACTATGGTATTTAAATAATTGTAATGCTTGTAGAGATCAATACAGAAGTTCTAAAGAAGTTTGGAATAAGTGCTGATGATTTCTTATATTTGTATCTCTTGCATGCCAAAAGTTATGATTGTCTAGAAGGGCTAACGCTCAATCTAGATCCAGAAGCCTTGCAAACCAAAGGCCTACTTAAGTTGGGGGAGGAGCTGCAAGACCACACAATACGTCAATCATTCTTGGATATGTTCCAAGTACCGTTTGATCAGATGTGGTCTGAGCTTCTCTCCCACTTTCCCCTCAAGGTGTTCACTAAAGGCAGTGTACGCATACTGAGGGCCAAGGATGCCAATGCTAGGTCAAATGCAAAAGCCAAGAAGGCGTACGAACGTTACGTGAAGTCTGACTCAGCTAGACACAGACATGTTGTCAAGTGTTTGAAGAACGAGTTGGACTTCCGCCGGGCGAACGACTCTCTTGGTTTCATGCAGATGCTGCAGACGTGGGTTAACAATCATACATGGGAGCAGTACGAAGACCTAGAAAATGAATCATCAGAATCAACCACCCGCATCACTCGCAAGCTATGACCTGACAGGTATCAGAGAGCTGAAGCACATTTCACAGGACGTCAACAAGTCAATTGCTGAAGTCCGCACGAGCATGTACGGCAATCGTACCGTGTTCCCTACGAAATGGCCAAGGCTCAACAGAAACCTGATGGGTGGATTGCAACCGGGTAAGATGTACGTCATTGCTGGTCGTCCTGGTGTGGGTAAGTCCGCTTTCTCAAACCAGATGATCTTCGACGTGCTGGATCAAAACAGCAGCAAAGATGTCGTTGTCTTGTACTGGACATTCGAGATGCCTGGGTATCAGCAGATACTGCGTGCAGGCTCGAAGGACACCAAGATGCAGACATTCGAACTGCTGTCTGTTGAACAACGCCTCAGTGAGGAGAAGTTCAAGACTTACGAGGGTATGGTACAGAAGTACAAAGAATACCCAATCTTCTTTTGCTCTATTCCACAGGATATGGAGAGAGTGAAAAAGATCAATGAGGATGTATTTATACGGTACCCTGGAACTACCGTCATCAACCTCATCGATCACTCCCGCCTTGTGAAAGGCAAAGCTGACACAGAGCTGCAACGACTCAATGTTTTGTCGAAGGCATGCATGTGGATGCACGCACGGATGTCTTGCATTACGATACTGCTGTCCCAGTTGAATCGTAACATCGAGCAAGAGTTCCGTGCAAAGAATCAATACCAGCCCCTCTTGACAGACTTGTTCGGTGGTGACTCTATTGGTCAGGATGCACACGTCGTGATGATGTTGCAGCGTCCCTTTGACCTCTATGGGATTACAGACAAGTATTGTGGTGAAGAACCAGAAGGACTCCTGGCAGTCCACGTGGAGAAGAACCGTGATGGGTTGCTGGGTATGATACCATTCGAAACTGATCTATCAACATTCACTATCAATGAAAGAAATGAAAGTAGTTAAGACGGTAACTGTTGGTAAGCTCAAGTATTTTCTCATAACGAATGGGTACAGAAAGGTTTTCTACAAAGCAACGCTTAATGAAAATGGTTCTTATCACATACTGTCTGGCTATGAGCCCTGCCCCATGCCTGAAGGCAAGAGGGTTGTAATCGAAGCAGGAAAATGTCCCTATCTAGTAAAGAAATGAGTGAACTTACACTACCCAAACAGGTGATAAAAGCTGCACGCAAGTCACCTAAGAACATGATTATCTATGGTCCACCGAAGATCGGTAAGACCACGGCTCTCTCAGAACTTAAGGACTGTCTCATCATTGACCTGGAGGACGGGTCAGACATGGTGGACGCACTTAAGATCAAGGTCAACTCTCTCACCGAGTTGGCTGAGGTTGGGAAAGCTATTATGGGTGAGAAGAAACCTTACAAGTACATTGCCATCGACACCATCACACAACTGGAAGTGTGGTGTGAGGAGGAGGCAAAGAAGTTGTACCAGGCTACCCCAATGGGTAAGAACTTTGACCCCCAGAACAAGGGGCTATCTGTCCTTACTCTGCCCCAGGGTGCTGGCTACCTCTACCTTCGTAAGGCTTTCATGAAGTGGTTCTTCAATCTGTCTAAGCTTGCAGACCACGTCATCTTTGTCGGTCACCTGAAGGACAAGTACCTGACGAAGAACGGCAAAGAAGTCAAAGCGAATGACTTGTCCCTGTCCGGCAAGCTTCGTGAGATTGCATGTGCCAATGCTGATGCTATTGGCTACGTGTACCGTGGTGACAACACCACAAAGATTTCGTTCGACTCTACGAACGATGACACTGCTGGTTCACGCTGCGAACATCTTAGAGGAATGGATGCACCGTTGGACTGGGGTAAAATTTTCATCGATTAAACTGATTCACAATGTCTATTGACGCACAAGTAGATGTCACAACAGAAG